TAATAGGCTCATCTTTCCATTTGTGTTTAAGGTATTTTTTTTGGCCTTTTTGCAGAATATTATACTCTCCCCAATCTCCAATATTTTTATACCCACTATTCACAACCTTATCTTTGCTAGACTTACCATTTGATATATGTGTATTGATACTGTGTATTGACACTTGTTGCGATAGGTGGGCTGTAGGTGGTTTTTCTGAATCTACATACTGATATAAGTCGTAATTTATAAGGTTAATAATCGATACTTTTCGGCTAGGGTGGTTGTTGCTGGGCTGTAGCTGGGTCGTTCTAGTGCTTATCATTTTCCTACGCACAAGCCTTAGTATGAAAGATCGCATTTCAGAATAAGTCATACCAAATCTTTTAGCTGTAACTCTTAAAGGCATAATAGCCTCTCCTCGTTTTATAAAAACATCTGAATCTAAAAATTTTAAAGTTACATCTCTATGCGAGGCAGAACTAATAAAATATATCCAACAACTCGCCTGTAATAGATTTTTAAATACAGGGCTAGAATAAATATCCCTATATAAAATAAAATAACCTCTTTTTTTAGCCATTCTTACTCTCTTTCTCGATTAACTCGATTAATTTTTGTTTTGTATATCTGTTTAACAGAGTTCTAATTATATTTGTGGTCTTTTTTTGTTTCTCATATTCTCTAGCACGATTACTAGATACAACCTCAAAATGTTCATCTCTCATTTCAGCCATGTGTTACTCCTCTTTTTTTTGTCCATTCACAAATCATTCTTTCTTTGGTTTTGATCGGATTATGTATTTTTATTGATATAGCCCTATCTGAATGAATTATATTTTTTGTAGGTTTCCAATAATAATTTTTATTGTTGTTATATAATGGCATATATTTTTTTATTAATTTATGTTCTAGTGCATATGCCTTTTTTTTATCTTTAATAACAATATATCTATAAGAGGTAAATTTTTTTATACCTAAATAGCATTTCATTTGACCACTCATAAAAGGGTCGTAATAATGACTATGATATTGCAACCTACGAGTAATGTTATTTGTAAAACCTATATAAACAATTTTATTTCTATTAAGTAAAAAATAAACTTTCCATTCTTTATCATTTTCTGGTTTATATTTTATAAACTTCTTTAAATTAATCATTGTTCTCTCCTTTGTTATAGTTAAAAAAATTATTTGCTTCTTCTATGTTCTCAATTTCTTTTAAAGTTTTTTGTAACATTTCGTGTTCTGTACCATACATAGCTTCAAACTCTTGCTTACAGTTGTGAATACTAAACTGACCTTGATGATGTTCTCTGCAAAGAGGAATTGTTTGGTAGTGGCTTGATCTCATACCCATTCCCAAGCCAACAGGCCTTATGTGATGCACGTTAGCTGGTCTTTGGCATACAAGACACCCTAAACTAGCAACCTTGCTTAAATGCTCTCTTTCGAGCTTTGTTGCTACTTTCTTCTTTGCCATACGATTGCTTGTTTTCCATATTTAGTTTTTCTAGTCTTACCAGAATTTTCTATTAAGTTTAATTCTTGCAACTCATGGACTCTACCACAAACAGAACTCAAAGGCATATCTAACTCATCTGATATTTCATAATTAGTTAGTGCGTTAAGTTTTATAAGATCATAAACTTGTTCTCTTTTAGTTTTAATCTTAGGCTTTATTGTGGCTAGTGCTTCTTGGCTAGTCTTGGTGTAATTACAAGACTCATAATCAGTATCAAATATATCTAACTGTTTTTGCATCTCGTTTTCTCTCTGTTAAGTGCTGGGTCGGAGAGAGAGGCCAACCCAACACGATTAAGTATATGATATGAAAATAAATACTTATATCCTTTCGGATAATTCTCTCTAACATATTTTTTATTTATAATCATATCTTTAATTGATTCGTTTTTTATATTTGATTTGTTTAAATTGCAAGAATTAAAACACAAGTTGTTAAAATAGTTAAAAAAGCTATATTTTATGCGATAAATTAGCTATTGCATAATGCAACCTATTTTTATAGATTATTCGTATGTTAAATAAATTAACTAACAAACAAGGAGAGAAAAAAATGTATATGCACGAAAATGTAAAGGTAGCTTTTGAACAAGTTACAAAAATGCTTAAAGAAAAAAAGACTTGTAAAAATGGTAAAGTTTTCTTTTCACTTAAAGATGCACACAATTCTTTGAGTCCAATAGCGATAGATATTCTTTTACAGTTAGATATGGAAACTGTAAGATCAGGTAAATTTAAAGCAAAGGAGAGAGCATAATGATTACAAAAGATATGATTAAAAAAACTAAAAAGTTAATGCAAAAACATTTACCAAATAGTGATAAATTTCAAACAGATGAATTTGCTAAATCTTATTTAGAAATTTTTTTAAAGGCTAAAGAAAAAGTAGAAAAGAGGAAAGTATAATGAAAAAAATAGCATACTATACTTTAGGTTTTATTTTTTCAGTATTAAGTTTAACTGCAATCATGTTAGGTTGCTTACACGTTTGGAGTATATAATGAGAATACCAACTAACTCAAATTTTAGTAGAGAGATTGCTAAAAGATTTGAAACAATTTTCCACCGAGAAATGAGTCTTGGTGGCTTACAAGATTTACAGGAACAGTTAGATTTAATTAACCCTGTAGATACTCATTTGTTAAATCAAGTGAGTCAATTAAAGGAAAAAGCAAATGGACAAGAAACTTCCAAAGTTGCAAATGCAGTACGACAAGTTCATAACGAAAGAAAAGGATTTGTTGCAGAAACTGTTAGCGATAAAGGAAAAGAAAAAAGTTACAGCTTGGAAACTACATCAAATTAAATACCATCAAGTAACTTTATAGAGAGGATAAAAACGATATGAAAAAAACAATACTTTTATGTGGGCTACTTGCCACCCTATTACAAGCCTGTACCTATCGACCAATTATTGATAGTTCAGGAAGATCAGGAACATTTAATGAAGATAAAGCTAGAGAAATAACTAACGATACTCAACATTGTAAAACAATAGCCAAAGAAAATTCTACTTTTGTAGGTAATATTTTATTCTGGTCAGTTAGTCCAACTTTGGACACAAAGTATGAGTCAATTATGAGAAAATGTCTATCACTTCGAGGACACGCAATTTTAAACTAAAGGAGAAAATATGAACAAAAATAATACAGTAGAAGAAATCAATATCTCAATTCATAATCTATTAGAGGAATGGAATATTAGTAGAGAGCATAACGACAAGATTGTAACTCAAGTTATAGGGCTACAATTAAGGAAGATAAGATTGGTTAATAAGATGACCCAAACTAGAGTTGCTAAAGCAATTAGAGTTACATTTCAACAGATTCAGAAATACGAAAAAGGCCAGAATCTTTGTAATCCGATAAATCTATTAGCTTTGTCAGAATACTTTAATGTAACATTTGACTATTTTGTAAAACCAATTATCAATAAAGAACTTACATTATTAACTAAAAGGAGAGAGAATGTATATCCATTCAAACAAGACTATAACGTGGCAAGATAAACGTATTAAGGCCATGAATAGAATAATAAGTAAAAATAAATTTAAAACAGAACACTTTATAGAAGAATATAATAGGGTGTGTGTTTCTAAAGCTAAAAACAAACAACAATATAAGGGAGAGAATAATGACTAAAAGAAAAGTTAGGTATGGAGTTGAGTACGAATGGACAACAAGATGGAATATAACATATTGGTGGCCTGTAAATTATAAATTAAAAGGGAGAAAATAATGGCAATTCATAAGCTAGAACATGGTCATACGATTGAGTTTAATGAAGAAAAACACGTCTATATACATAACAACGAATATGTAGTTGGTATGAGTACACTACTTGGAAAGTTAGCGAGTCCAATGCTAGAGAATTGGAAGATTAGCCAACAAGTTAATTCTATTAAAACTGAAATGGAACGAGAGGGTATTCCAATCGACCAAATACAGAAGATAGTTACTAATGCTAAATCTAATGCAAAGAAGTCTGGAGATAATATTTTAAATATAGGCTCTATGGTTCATAAGTTTTGTGAGATGTGGCTTAAAGGAGAAAAATTTACTGACCCAAGCGACCCTGTAATATTAGGTTGCTTTGAGAAGTTTAAAAGGTTTTGGACAAAACATAATCTAAAAGTTATTGAGTCTGAAAAGGTTTTATACTCTGAACGTGGATTTTGTGGAACTTTAGATTTGATAGCTAAAGATTCACAGAATAATCTGTGGCTCATAGATATAAAAACTTCTAAGGGTTTGTTTCTAAATATGGTGCACCAACTACATGGATATAAGTTGGCCTATGAAGAACAGACAGGAAAGAAGATCAATAAGATGTATATAGTTAGACTTCCAAAAGATAGTGGAGATTTTGAAGCTAGACATATCTTATATAAAAAGGAACACTTAAAAGCATTTCTAGGATTATTGAGTTGTCATAAATCCGAGTTAATGTTCAATGAGTCAGTACGAAAATATAATCAACTAAAAAAAGGAAATAAAAATGTACGAAAAAAATAAATTCGATAAACCTTTCTGTGGATTACAAATGAGATTATTCCCTACAGGAAATGCAAGTCCAAAGTATGAGTATTCTGGAGAGGCAAGTAAGGTTAAATTTACTTGTAGCTTAACCAAAAGAAAATATGGTTTATCACAAGTTAATGATTGGTTTAACACACCAGAAGTTCAAGAATATACTAAAGCTGGTTATGTTTTAAAGTATATGACAAAAACTCAAGAAATGCAAAATCCACCACAATACGCAAAAGGCAATCTTGAGCAGATACTTTGTTTGGTTATGATTAAACCTTATAAGCCTCAACCTAATGTAGATGGATTTAAGCCTGTAGGCCAAACTATGCCACAGTATAAACCTCAACAAATGACAGAGGCTCAACCATCAGCACCAGATAATGCTGTGCCTGTTGAGAAGATGTCAGATATGGACGATGAGATTCCATTTTAATTATGTCTAACGATTTATTTATTAGCGAGATTAACAAACTAAAACGTGATCTCGCTTTTAAACAAGAAGAACTACAAGCTATGTATTTAGAAAATAGAAACTTACATAAAAAGATAGATATGTTAGAGAAAGAAAATCATAGCTTTAAACAACAAATAAAACAATTAGAACAAGAAGCAGAGGAGATGTTATTATACCCATGATTATATTTGGAAAAAGTAAGACAGATTGGAAAGTGTTAGAATTACATTATAGACGAGAATGGATTTGCTTTGTAGTAGGCTTTGTATTAGGAGTAATATTTATATGAGTTTAAGCGATCAATTATATAAAAAATTAGAAGATGCCTCTAATGATTGGGCTGAATGGCAAAAGAAAACTATCATCTTAGATGAGGGTAGAAAAGCAGTTTTTTCTTCATGTGTAATTAAACATAAGAAGTTAGTTAAGACTATGAGTGAAGCAGAGCATGAAGCAAGAATAGACCCTGACTATAAAATGATTGTTGAACAATATGCAGAAGCTGAAAAAGAATTAATTAAAGCTAGATATAGATATACCAATATTGATAGGTACGTTTCACTCAAGCAATCAGAGTTAAAACGTGATCTAGCTTTGAACAATAAGGTTTAATGAATTCTACTAACGATATAAAGATTTGCTCCCTACATATGTGTTTAGTAGATAGAGTGGTCAGGGAGACTTGGCCACTTGTTAATAGAATTTTAGGTGTTTTTAATTATGGTTTATATAAACGGCCATAACTATCTTTGAACCTAAAATAGCTAGGGTAGTTTTGCTCTCTCTTTACTGCCCTAGTTTTTCGTAAAATCAAATTGTTTTATATCTGTATTTTTGTGAATTTGTTTATAAGTGTATTCGTAATTAATTAAATCAACATCACTTCGTCTTTTTATTTCTTCAACCATTTCATTAACTTTAGTGAAGTATGGGTAAGTATCTATAAATCTAAAGCTAACATAACTACCATACGGATTGTTACTTGTTTCTAATTGTAGTTCTAAATCTGTGATTACAGCATCAACTTTTAATTTGTCCATTTAGACATGATACTACTTCTTACGCATGATGTCAGCACCCTTTAATCCATAGATCGCAGAAACTACACCAATAAAAATAGCTTGATACCAATAAGGTAAGTCTTTAAAGTACTGAAAAAATAAATCTAATTTATTACGTATGTCAGGGTCGTCAGAGAAAACAGAGTAACCCAATATAAGAATAGGCAAAGATACGAGAACCAAGACAAATTCATCTTTCCAACCATTGTCATTACTCTCAATAATTTTTGCTTTATATTCAATTTCGCCTTTCGCCATTTGCTCTGCGTGGTGCATTTGAGCATCTGACATTAACTGTTTTGTTCGTTGTTTATTTTGGTAAATCTTAGCTCCTGTCTTTACACCCAACGATAATAAATTCAACCACATTTTAATTCCTTTGCTAATTCACAATAATGAATTATTTTATCATATCTTTCTTTAGGATTCTCGCCTTTTTTATTTCTCACTGCATATTTAACTATATTGCCATCTATGAAGTCTAAATCATGCGATACAATGAGTTCTATTGGCTGTATTTTACCTTTATAATGGTTGCCACCTATTTGCTTGTCAGTAGCCCTCTCTGTGGCTCTCTGTGGCTTTAACTTAAACAATTTTGCCTATCCAATCTCCCTTTTTGTCTAAAACCATTGGGAGTAGTCTTGGAATACCATTTAGTATAACTGCACAACCTATGATAAACCTAGTCTTAAAGTTTTTAGCATAAGCAAATGCCATAGACTTTTGATTAATTAAACAACCTACGTTCATTCCAAAAAATAGGTTATCTGGGTTCGCCCACCAACTAACAACAAACTTTGTATGATAATGGCCTTGAACACAACTCATTCCCATAGCTTGACTTGTTTTTAAAACATCTGCTGATCTTCCATGTGTAAAGAAACATCTTTGTCCATTAGACATAGTAAGTGTTAAATCATCTATCCACTTCCATTTTTTAGTGCCTAAGAAATCTCCATAATCTCTTAAAAATTCTTTGCTCATTCCATACTTTAATGCCCGTCTGTAAACTAGGCTAGAGTGGTTTGAATCTACTTCTGTAACTTCTGGAAATACTCCCTCTAATTCTTTTATATATTTTCTAGCTTCTTTTAATTCGTGTCCAGCAGAATATAAATCAGGGTTGCTATCGTGCATAGAGATTGCATGGAAGTCTAAACTATCTCCAATATTTACAACTGTGTCAGGTTTAAATTCTTTTTTTATTTCTTTTAAAAATTTGATTGCGTCTTTGTGATGATATGGAATGTGCATATCGGATATAATTAATATTCTCTTATGACTCATGCAATTAATACTTGTACCTATTTTTAGGTAATTGTAAAGGTTTAGACCTTATCAGCTAACACCACTATTATATAACCCATAGCACTGATTAATGAGCCTGTACAGATTAGTAAAATCTTTTCTAATCTCTTAACTCTTTCTTCAATAACATGAATTTTATCATGGGTTAGTTTCTGCATAATACGACATAGCTTCTCGTGTGATTCTATTTTTTGTAATGCAGATTTACTCATTTCTTTTTCTTTGGCTTATACTTTTTGATAGCTTGTGAAATGAATATGTTTTTATATAGGCTTACCTTTTTACCAAACTTTTTATCAGCTTTTCTTTTAGCTGATTTATAAGCCTTAGACTTTTTATTAAAAGATTTAGGTTTACCTAATCTCTTTGGTCTAGCTTTTGCATATATAGGTTTCTTTGTAGCCATTACTTTTTCTTCTTCTTTTTCATTTTATCTTTTTTCTTCTTTGCTGGTCTTCCTCTTTTACTTCCGTATGTTCCTGTCCCCATTGGCATAATATTCTCCTATTAGTTAGTTAGTTTGCCACCTGACCATTTTGCATCAGGTAATCCATTAGTATATGATTTGCCGTCAAATGTTAATACTTGTTTTCTATTTGAGCCATCTTTATACGATACATGAATCCACCCACTATTAGCTTCTCCTGTGTAATACTCTAAAATTAATTGATCAAAATCACAATGATTTTCAATCCACAAAGCTACTTCAAGGTTAGAAACTGATAACACTTCCATATCAACTGCGTTCCCAGTGCAGTGCTGTGAGGTGGATTTTGACCCTATGGCTTCCGAGAGTTGAGGAGAACGATACCCACTTGTAATAGTTACAGGCTTATCAAACTTTGCTCTTACAGGCTCAAGTATTTCATAACATAAATCGCCTAAGTTTTTAATCTCTCCAGCACCAGCTTTGTTTTTAATACCTAACCTGATAGCAGTAGAACTTTTTTCCATCTCCTCTAAAGAAAAATTTTTAGAAAGTTTCATAATTACCTCGCTGTTGTTGGTATTCCTGTTGATGTTACAAATGGATTTTCTGCAAATGCCATGTAGATGTATCTATCGCCAGAATAATTATTTTCTGCACCAGATGTTCTTACTTTAAATCCATTACTTAAAAAATCATGGTCATCTTCTGTAATTGTTGCAGATGAACTATTAGCATAAAGAACATCTTG